TAGAACCTACAGAAATGATGGTGATTACCATGATACTACTGTTAACAAGAGGGTGATGAAGATAGATGACTGATATTAACAAATCAATATTAAACAAAAATAATTTTAGATTACTAATAGAGAAAGTTCCCACTGTTGAATACTATGTTCAGAGTGTTAACATTCCTAGTTTATCGTTTGTTGAAGTAAGTGTACCAACAAGGATTGGTGTTAATGCTTTCTTCCCAGGCGATAAAGTTGAGTTTGGTAATCTAAGTGTATCATTTATTGTAGACGAAGATGTGTCTAACTATAAAGAGATATATGATTGGATGGACAGTATCATTCCTATATCAGATACAGTAGACTTCAGTACTCTAACTGGTACTGAAAGAACTAATCTAGGACAATTGGCAGATATCAATGATGACCTTCAACAATACTCACAGATTACACTAGTCACTAACACTAACAAAAATATCCCTAACAGATTTTTTAAATTCTATGATGCATTCCCTATATCGTTGAGCGGTATAGACTTACAAAGTGGTTCAGATGCTGAACCAGCTATATGTACAGTAGAGTTTAGGTTTACACATTTCGATATAGAAACCACTAGTTAATATCACCTTTTCGTGATATAATATATACATTATGACTTTAGATGAATTAAAGGCCCAATGGGCATTAGATTGTGAAATTGATGATATTGAATTGGACAACGCATCTCTCGAAGTTCCCAAACTTCATGCTAAGTACCAAGACCAACTCACTAATAAATTACTAACACTCAAAAATTGGGAGTTCAAATATGATGAACTTCTCAAAGATAAGTGGTTGTGGTATAATGGTAAGATGGATTCAGATAGAATCAAAGAACTGGGATGGGCAGATGACCCATTCGATGGTCTTAAGATTATGAAAAGTGACATGCAATTCTTTTACAATTCAGACTCAGACCTCAGAGAAATTAAAGCTAAAATTGAATACTTAAAAATAACCATCAACTTCCTAAAAGATTGTATGCAAAATATCACTTGGAGACACCAAACGATTAAGAATACAATTGATTGGAGAAAGTTTATGGCAGGTCAATAAGATGATATTACAAAACAACATGTGCATTATTGAAAATGCATTCACAGACGATGAAGTCGAACAGATAAAACGAGTTGCAAAAGGACAAGAAGAAGTCGTAGCAATGGTTGGAGACCCATCCTCAGGCGGTGCGGATGATGCTCAAGTACGCTCGGGTAAAGTTAAATGGTTTATGAACCAAAATATGCAGAACTCGATTCCCGATGTGTATGATAAATTATATAAACTTATAGAAGAAGCGAATGTAAGTTCTGAATGGAATCATAAAATTGAATTTGTTGAGAATCTTCAATACACCATATACAATGCTCCCGCTAAAACCAAAAGAAAGAAGGGAGACTTTTACACTTGGCACACTGATAGCGGGCCAGAACCTTTACCAAATGGTAAGATACGTAAATTAAGTTTATCAGTTCAATTGTCAGACCCCGAAGAATATGAAGGTGGTAATTTCCAATGGTTAGAACCTACTCAACAACTAAACGGTATGGGGAAAGGTCTTGGGATGAAGTTGGATATGAATAATTCTGTTCGAACAGTACCATTCAGTGGTAAGACAAAGGGGACATGTATCATATTCCCATCATTTATATATCACCAAGTAACACCAGTGACACATGGAACACGTGAAGCTCTAGTGGGATGGTTTGCTGGCGACCCATATGTCTAACATTGTAAGAGTAGAGAAATGTGATGAAGTATTTCTAAGAGTCCATTGTGATAAAGGACTTTCTAGAGACTTGTTTGAATTTTTCTCATTTACTGTACCCAATGCAAAATTTATGCCATCATATAAGAATCGTATGTGGGACGGTAAGGTACGACTCTTCTCAATTAAAACAAACAAAATTTATATAGGATTACTTCCATACATCGATGAGTTCTGTAGAGAACGAGGATTTGAGTTTGAAGGTGTCCAAGATGTTATAGGTGGTAAGACTAGAATATCAGATGAAGATGTGGACTTCTTTATCAATGGAGACGACTTAATTCCAGGCTTGGGACTTCCTTTTGCACCAAGAGATTATCAAATAGATGCATTCAAATCTACAGTACAGTATGGTAGACAGTTATTATTATCTCCTACTGCTAGTGGTAAGTCATTAATCATTTATATGTTATGCAGATGGTTTGAAGGAGAGATGTCTCTACCCAATTGTAAGACTGTAATAATAGTTCCTACTACTTCGTTGGTTGAACAGATGACCAAAGATTTTCAAGAGTATGGATACAAAGAACCTATTTGTAAAATATACAGTGGACAAGAAGTATTTGATTCCTCTATAACAGTCACAACATGGCAGTCCTTTGCAAAAGCACCTAAAGAAGTATTACAATCATTTGATGTTGTGGTAGGTGATGAAGCACATTTATTTAAAGCACAAACACTCAAAGGTATTTTAGAGAAGATGAAAACTACTGCAATTCGTATCGGAACTACTGGTACACTTGATGGCAGTGAAGTCCATAGACTACAACTAGAAGGTTTGTTTGGGCCAGTCAAAAAGGTCATAACCACAAAGGAGTTAATGGACGAAGGGACGATTGCAAATTTAAATATAGAATGTGTCATACTTCGTCATACCAAACAGAAGAAAATGTCATACCAAGATGAGATGGATTATCTCGTAGGAAATGATAGTAGGAACGAATTTATATGCAACTTAGTGTATTCCCTTAAAGGCAACACTCTAGTACTGTTCCAATATGTAGAGAAACATGGAGTTCTTCTACATAATAAGATGACATGTCGATTGGGTAAACAATTACACTATGTCTATGGCGGAACCGATACCAAGGATAGGGAGAACGTAAGGGAAATCGTTGAGAAAGCAAATGACAACGTCATACTGGCGTCATACGGTACCTTTTCAACTGGTGTTAATATTAAGAAGATTGATAATGTAGTCTTTGCATCTCCTTCCAAATCACGAATAAGAAACTTACAATCTATTGGTAGAGGTCTTAGAAAGGCTGATGGTAAAACTGAAATGCGATTGTTTGATATATCAGATGATTTACAATGTGAAAATCATACTCTCAATCACCTCAAGGAACGTATAAATATATACAACGAAGAGGGATTTGTATATCAAATGAGACAATTCAACATTACATGAAGGCAAAAGACTTGCACACACCACAACAATATGAAGTAGTTAAACTTAAAATTGGTACTGAACTGGTTGCAATGACTAGAGACCGTGCTGATAAATTGGAGTTAACACTACCTATGTGTTATACACTCACTCCAGCAGGAGACGGAACAAGTAACACTACCTTCTATCCCTTTGCACCAACTAGTAAAAGCACTAACATAGTTATCGATAAAGAAGATATCATGTACAGGGCAGAAGTTAGTGAACAATTCATTCCCATTTATGATAAAGCTTCATCGTCTTGGGCAACGATGTTAGAAGCACAATCTATTCCCATTTCTACAGGACAAGTTATTAAGTCCCCATCACTTCAGAGAATGCATGAACTACTCGAAGACTACATGGGTGATGTTGAACTTGACGAAGAATGGGACGATGATATACTTGATGTTAGTGGAACCCCCAAGATAATTCATTGAGCAAAAAAGAATACTAAATAGTCTGCGTATAAATCAGAGTTATATTTGATTATACAATATTTTAATATACAACAACTAGGAAAATGCCATGACAACAGCTGCGATAGCTAAGAGCATGGTGCGAAAAACTAAAGAGATTAGAGAGAATAAGCAAGTGTGTATTCTCTGTGATGTTATTGAATTTCTAGCATTCATGACTCTTCCCTTTATAGTACCATTTATGATAATCTATTTTACATTATTAAATTTCTAATGCGGATACTTATACTTCTTACCATTTTAGGTTCATGGGCAATTCTATATGACCGAGACCCAGGCTCTTTGCGGTCTTTAAGAAATGCCACAGAGTTTAATAATATGAGTCCAAACTCATGAAGAAGTCATCCAACCTCAGAGACCTCATGGAGATAGGTACACTAGTATCTATCTTCATGATAACCATTCTATCTTTGGTGGAGGTGTAATATGTACGTACCTTGGTTTACCAAACCCGA